TTAAACAATCTCGGTTAAAAGTTATTGTAGGAGTAGGATTACTCACAGCAAACATTGTGTTATTATTGATGGGAATATTAGATATTTCCACGTTAATCTTCACTTTAATATTGTTATTTAGTGTTTGGAGTATTGTTATGGATCATGGGATAAATAAATCAGTATTAGTTTTAATGCGATATATTGTTGATGAAGAATATGCTAAAGAGTTTGATAAGGAAAATCAAAAATAAAAGTTATGGGAAAAGAAGATGTTAATGTGAAATACCTCAGTAAAAAAAATAATTTTAGGAATGTTACTTATCAAATAGTTAAAGTAGTAGAAACTTATGAAGGTGATTTCCAAGAAACAGTTCTTAACAATGCCTTAGGTGAGGTGCTTGAAATACCAGAATTGCAATATGCACTTGAAATGGTTGCAATGTTAAATGAAAATTCCGGTAGTGGAATAAAATATAAATTAAGAGGAATTAATAATAAATAAATACAATAAAAGTTATGGAGAAAGAAAAGGATGTACGTAAAATTACAACACCAGACGGGAGTATTGTTAGATACTCATTAGACAACAAAATGCATTATTGGAGTGGTCCAGCATACATTCCTCAAGGTGACATGAAAAAAGCAGAGTATTGGATCTATGGTATTCAATATACAAAAGAAGGTCATAAAGAAGCACTTAGAGATCATAATGGTTTACCTTGGCATAAAACAGGTTTAGGAGACACTAGATTTTAAATTATTTATCATGGGAAGAGGAAAAAAATTAAAAGAATATCTATTATTTTCATTAATGATATTATCTTTAGTAGGAATAGCAGTTTTAGCTATTATAGCTGTTAAAGATGGATATATAGTTTAAACAAAGAACCTAGCCTGCTATTTATCCCAGGCAACTAAAAATTATAATATGGAACGTATTACCGTTAAGGAATCCCAAAAATTAGTACCATACACAGATGATCTGATAAACGGGACAATTGAATATTTTACTATCACACCATCAGATGAAGGTGATGGATGGGAGGATGTTCATTATTTCACCTCACGTAAGACTAATCAATACTCTAATCGTGAGGGGGATGGGGATTCCTGGGTTTATGTTCTTTCTAATCCTACTATGCCCGGTTTAGTTAAAATCGGTTCTACATCTAAAGACCCAAATGAACGGGCTAAACAAATATCTCGTGGAACGGGTGTGCCTTTAGAGTTCGTGGTTAAATACGCTTATAGGTGTTTTAATGCCGAGCGTTTAGAGCGGGAGCTACATAAACATTTTAAGCCTCACCGCACTAATAATAAAAAAGAGTTCTTTCAACTGGAGGTTGATGAAGTTAAGTATGGTATTATGGAGTTAGGTAAAAAGTATTTGTAAAATATTATGTGTCTATAGTATATACGTATAGACGGATGGTGTTATTTATAGTAGTAAGTTTAGCAAGACGTAAAATTCCGTGCCCAAATAAATTCTATTTATTACATTCTGTCGTCTATTTATAAGACAGACATGGATAAGGAAAAAATATTTGGTTTATTTGATAAACATTTTGATGAAGGTGTTAATGCTGAAGTTGAGCTTTATAAGAAAACATTTAGATTTAAAATTGAGATGTTTATTAAAATTGTTATCTATGGTGAAAAATGGAAAAGTTCTGTTGTTAATATTTTTTCTAAAGCTGATTCTGATTTAAATGTTAAAGAAATTGATGAAGCAGGTGATTTTATGTTGTATACTAGAGCATGGTTTTGGATAGAACAGTTTGATTTTAATAATGATGATTGTTTAGAAGATCTAAGAAGTATAACTCATACAGATAAAGATTCTTTTAATGGTTCTGATCTCTTTATCTCATTAATGAGAGCTATTAAGTATTTTGAAAAAATAGAAGAATTTGAAAAATGTGCTTTTCTTGTCAAGATAAGAGATCTTTTAAAATAACTTGGCTTTTACCCTTTATTTTTATATCTTCCCTATAATGAGTAATTAGATAATGATTACGTTGTTAAAATGTTTATTAGTTATATAATAAATAGAAAGAAAGACTTAGCTACTTAATAAGAAATAAAAATTAGTCACCCGGAGTTACATACTCTTTAAATAAAAAATAAAAGTTATGAAGTTAACAGCAGAAGAAATTGAGGGAAATTGGAATACATTTATAGGATATATAAATGAACATATTTCATCACCTCGTAAAGAAAAATTATTAGATTTCTATAAGAAATTTGAAGACCGTTTGGTTTTAATGCCCGCGGCACATAAAAAAGAATATCACAATTCATTTCCCGGAGGTTATATTGATCATGTTAATCGAGTTATTGAATGTAGTCTTAAAGTTAATTCTGTTTGGTCTGAAATGGGAGTTGATAAAACAACTTATACTATTGAAGAATTAGTATTCTCCGCTATAAATCATGATTTAGGTAAAATGGGTGATGAAGAACATGACTCATACATCCCCCAGACTGATAAATGGAGAAGAGATAAGTTAGGGGAAGACTATAAATTTAATGAAAAAGTTCCATTTGCTTCAGTTCCAGACAGAGGTCTTTTCTTACTTCAATCACATGGAGTACAGTATACATTTAATGAAATGGTAACTATTCAAACACATGATGGTTTGTATGATGAAGCTAATAAAAAATATTTATTTTCATTTACTCCAGGACAAAAACCTAGAACAAGTCTTCCTTATATAGTTCATCAAGGTGATTTGATGGCAGCTAGAATTGAATTTGAACGTGAATGGTTACCTAAATTAAGAGGTGAAGAACAAAAAGAGGATAATTTTAAATTAAAAACAACGAATAAAACCACTAAAGATAAGGCATTAGGCAGTATTAAGAGTAGTGGGTTAAACGATTTATTACAAGGATTATGATTTTATTAACGATAATAATAGCAACAGTAATAGTAGGAATTTTAGGATTTACTACAATTAATCTACTTAGAAAGAATGAAAAACAAGAAGATATATTAGCTTCATACCTATTATATCTAGACCGTATCTCCAGAGTAATTGAACTCTCAGATAAAAGATTAAAAGAAATTGATGCTAAAGGCACCTTTGAGTCAGATGATGAAATTGGGTTTTTCTTTGATCAAGTAACCCAGATACAAGGAGTCTTAAATGAATTCCAAGTACAGGAAATTAAAGAAACTGACAATGGCTAGAGTAAAAAGAAGAAGACCTAAACAGAAAAGAAATTATTTTACTCAGGAAGCTGAGGATGCTATCTTGCTGTTTAACAAAACAAACAATGCTGATGAAAGAAGTAGATTATATTCTAAATATATTCATTATCCCTTTTTCAAATTAACTCAAAATATAATTCATACTTTTAAGTTTTATCATACAGAAGTAGAAGATTTAGAACATTTACAACATGAAATAGAGGTTTTTCTATTAGGGAAACTTCATCTATATCACCATAGTAAAAGTATTGATGATAGGTTACATAGAATTATAGTTAGAAAATATCAATATGGAAATTATGATGACTATTTAAAGGATTATAGAGATGAATTAATAAATAATATAGAAGTAGATCCAGGACCTCAATTAACAAAAGAAGAATTTATATTAATGCTTGAAAAAAAAGCAGTATTTGCTGAAAAGTATGGATTATTTAAAAAAGGAACATTTATTGAATTTACTAATAACAGTGATAAAATAACTCAAGAACAAATAAATACATTTATTAAAGATTATGAAAATATTTTAGATGAAGAGTGTTTTGAAAAATTAAAAAAACTAACCCCACCTAAAGCCTATTCATATTTTGGAACAATTACTAAAAGATGGTTAATTAATTATTGTAATGGTAATTATGGAAAAAAGATAAAAAAAGATACTATTGAAAATTTATCTAAAGATATATCTCATTCTTATGGTTTAGATGAAGTTATAACTCATAATGACAGATTATCTAATTTTATAGATGATTATGTAGAACATATTACTAATAACATTTATAATATATTTCCTAAATCTAATGATGCTAAAGTTGCAGATGCTGTTTTAGAATTATTCAGAAAAAGATCAGACATTGATATCTTTAGCAAGAAAGCATTATATCTCCATATACGTGAATTAGGTGACTTTAAAACGCCTAAAATTACTAAAGTATCTAATAAATTAAGTGATATATTTAAAGATAATTATACATTTTATCTAGAAAATGGGTATATTGATTTTGAAACCTATTAAATTATAAATATTTATAACAAAATTATTTATTATTATGAGTAATCTTGATAAAAAAGTATTTGGTAAGAAAAAATTCTCTGATCTTTTATCTGAAATATATGAAAATCAAAAAAGACAAGAAACCCAAATTTCAGCTTTAATACAAGAGTTAAAACCCTTAATTAATGATATTGGGGATGCTACTTTAATAGTACCACTTATTAAAGAGTACATGGATTTAGGTATTAAAAATGATGAACAACTTATTAAAATGTCTACTATTATACAAAGAG